TGTTGTAGATCAAACACCCCAATAAAATCTATAATGTCTGACAATGATGTTATTGGGGTGTTTGATCTACAACACACTGTTGTTTGACCATTGTCGGCTAATAATTCTATAAATGGAAAAATGCAAAAACTTTTATTTGTTTTTGTTAGATCTTCAAAAAATGTTATATTGGTGTCGTATGTTGAATCTAGGTATACCACTGGTACTGTGGCATTGATTTGTTTGGCAGCGCGAATAGTTTTATAAAATGCGTTGGGATGAGAATATTGATGTTTTGGTTGATCTAATATTATAATCTGATCAAATTCTTGTGCTAAATCGATCAGTCGATGATATTCTAAATCATACACACTAGAATGATAATAACCAGGATATTGTATTAATTCTAAGTCAATCACATGATTAAGTTCAGAAATTAATCCGTGACACTTGACTGATTGTTGTTCGGCCAGTCGACGAGTTTTAGTATCAGTATCTTCGGTATTATTTCCAAGGCATAAAATTCGCATTACCATCCTGCCTGTTTCAATATTAGTTTTGCGTATTCAGCGTCTGCGGCATAGTCTGAGAATCGTTTTTGCCACACGTCACTATCTATATAAGGCCATATCATGCTCACCTGATCGGCTGTGAGTTCTCCCAGGAACTTTTGCCCCGACTCACAGTTGTATATCACCCAAGGACTGATGCGCCCTGTTGTGACAGCATAACACATGGCATGTGTGCTGCCATAACGCAAACAATCATGAGCAGGTGCTGAGTGAGTTTCACTCCAGTCTATACCAAACTCCACTGCTCGTGCCAAGGCATCTGCCACTGCTTCTACTTTCAAATAGTCCAACAAGTACTCAGTGTAGATTTTGTCCGAACCCCAGTTGTCGATCTTCTTGTTGTGTTTCAGCAACCACTCTGTGAACTGTCGGGGATTGATTGCCCGAGTGGCCACACAGTATCTGCCAAACTTGACAAATGCTCGGTAGTAAGGGCTGTCCGCAAAGTCATCAAATGTTTTGAGCCGGGCCGAGCCTTGGGCAATCTCATAGAACCGCAGGTAGGATTGAAAACCTAGTTCAACACCACGTTCACTGCGTTCCGATCTGCGGCGTTTGGGCTCGCACATGTGAACTGCAATACTGGTCTCTCTTGCAAATTCTTTTTTACAAAAAGCACACTGATGACTCATTGTAATATTTTATGCTCATTGATGTAGTTTGTCAAGTATGTGTTCAGCACATAATGGTGACCTTTTTCTGGGTGTGTCATATCTGGGGGTATATTATGTTGAGAATCGGCTGTATATTTTGTTCCAAGCACACCTAGCTCATATTGATATGCAGTGGCTCGCCATTCAAATCCATGCACGATTTCTGGACAGTGGTTGAACAAAGTCAGTTTGGGATCATGCAAGTGTGCCTGATAAAGATTGTCTGCTTGTTGGTACATCAGCACAGCATGCCCACGACTCTTTAAGTCGTTTACGGTGCTCAACATACGATACATTAAATCTTCAGTGCGATCAACGATGCTGTAGATTTCGCTTTTGAGTTTGGTTTCTACAAATTGTTCTTTGTCCTGGTCTGTCCAATGCATTTGCCACCTTGATTTGAATTCTTGATTTTGTGGATTAACCCAACGACCTTCAAACGAGTTTTCTTCTTCACAAATTGGTAATTCAAGTCTGCTGACGAAAGTCATGCCCAGCACATAAAAAGTTGGCACTGTTGTGGCATAACTGTGTTTTAAAGTTGTTCTTAAAATTCTACTGTTGGCGCTGCCACTCACAGCTATACTTTGTGCAGAGTTGATACCCAATTTAGTTTTTAGATTAACATGTCCGAGCCCTGCAGCATAATTGTGCATGTAACTGCATCCGTTTACTACCAGTTGCTGATATTTCATTTGTCGTTGCCGTGATCTCGAATGTATTGATCTAGTTCTTTCTTTGTGGTCATTGAGGCTAACATGGCTATTTCATCTTGTTTGTATGTGGGAAACAACTCTGCCAACTGCTTTCTAATACTGCTTGCCCCTGCACCTGTTTCTTTTTTCTTGGGCGAAATCCAGTTGTGTCTGGGTGTGCCCATGTCTGGACTCACCGTGGTGGCGCACAGCCATTGCAGTTCAGGATGCTTGTTAATATTAAAGAAGTGTTTGTTCAATCGTTCGTTGGTGGAGATTAGATAAAACTCTTGCAAGTCACGTGATCCTTCCACACATGATGCCCAGCGAATCATGAGATAGTTAGAAAACTTTTTGCGTTCCTCGTCAGTGAGGTCGCGATAGAAACTTCTGTTCTTGCGATCCAGTTGTCGCATTTCATTGGCAATGTTTAGTTTGTCGCTCACTTGTCCACTTTGATTAGTTTGTATATCATTATAGCACGTTCCAGAGAGTCTTGTAAAGCCGGATTGGTCCGGGCCAATCGCCGAATGTCCCCCCACATTTTATCTTCCCGGATGTGATCAACCAAAGGTCTACCATCTGAGGTACGCTTATCATAATCAATTTCATGTCCACTCACCGGATCATATCCATATCCAATCAATTCACGTGTGTTGGGATCAGCGCCTGCTTCTCTAGCATACACTTCATTACCCACACGTTCGTATATATACGCGGCGCCAGGTTTAAGGGTTCCCATACTTGTAGCCATATTGAAAATGCGCCCAGCGCAGGAATCGTTCTAGTCCTTGCTGATCTTCTGGGTAACTTTCCAAGTAAATCTTGGCCAAGCGATTGACTATTTCAAATATTTCGGGTTCGGTGTATGCCATGTTACCAACTCTTGTTGTAGTCTACTATCTCACAGTTGCGACTGATGTCTTTCACAAAGTACACACAGTCAGGATCAGGATCATCATTTAATGGTACGGCCAACAACTGACCATTCTTGAGTTTGGGTGCATACCACGATACTTCATGATACACGTCTAAGATTTCAATGTCCGGAAAACTTGGTCGGAAGCTGGTAAGTGGATTGAACTGAAACACTCTAAAACCACGATCATTGATTGACGTCAATGGCAACACCTCCAAGTCACCAATCTCAGGTTCACCTATGAGTATCTGCCAGTCCATGGGCATCTTTATGGTGTTCTCACCAATGCGTAGCACCAAGGCAGGCGCATTGAAACTTTCCAAAAAGATTAGAGGAATAAAATGATAGTCGGGCTCTTGGGGGTTGCTGTTGTCTAATATAGCAAACCTCATGTCATCTACTTCTTCAGGCAAATGATCTAGGTCGTAATGAATGTTGTCTAGGGTTAATATTCGCATGTTGTTATAATACACTGTTGTGTAACAAAAGTCAACCTATTTTCATCCAGTCTAGTTTTTCTTGTGTAAAAGGATAGTTGGCTTCCCTGTAAAACTGTTTGCGCTTGGTCAAATGACGCTTGGCGAATTTACAAGTGCTGGTCAAGTCCCAGATTTGAACATGGTCTTTGTCTTCTGCTTTACGTATGCCACGGCCAATTGACTGAATAACCCTAACAAATGACTTGCCAGGCTCAACAAGGACCAGATTAAAAATCCTAGGAATATTAATACCCACGGCAGCGACGCCATAAGTTGCCACAATAATTTTATCGGTTGCATCAGCCACTTCATCATATTCTGCTTGCCTCTTTGTTCCTTTGGTTGCGCCACTAACAAACACTGCTTTGTCTCCTAGCCTTGCAACCAGTTGTCTACCACACTCGGTGCGGTCTACCAGCACCAAGGTGTTGCCTGTTTCATTTACTCTGCGCACAAGATCCGCCATGGTATCCAGTCGCCCAGACTCTTCCAGCAAGTACTTGAGTTCACTTTGATAGTCCTTGTATTCCACATGATCAATCAACTGTACAATGTTCACATGACAGTTGGCCAACACACCTTGTTGTTGCAGTTCACTGGCACTAAGTTTACCAATCACAGGACCTAGGCTCACTAGCAGTGCTTGACTCTCAAACTTTTCTTTGGGCACAGTTCCAGTCAATCCCCAACGAATTGGCACTCTAGCCATCACACCTGTTAACAAGGTTTTGAGTGCATCTGCCTTGGCCATGTGTACTTCGTCCACAATCACACACACAACATCTTCAAGGAACTCACCAATGGTGCAGTCGCCTACTCCTGCTTTGGTGTTCTTTAGCAGGTTGTTGAGGCTTTGCCATGTGCATATGGTGTGTTGACGTCCGTATTCTTTTCTGTCACCAAAATACACACCAACATCTTGTTGCATGTTGATATAGTCTGCTTCGGTCTGTGTCACAAGACTCTTGTTGGGCACAATAACGATTGAGCGTCCATAAGGTGCAACAGCATTGCTCAGGGCCGCTGTCATTATGGTCTTGCCTGCGCCTGTGGCCACTTCCTGTATGCACTGTGGGTTGGCCAAGAAGTTGTTCACAATCTCCACTTGATAGTCACGCAACATGATGGGCTCACCTGCGGCGGGATGACCTTTGGGCCAGGTCACATGTGCAAAACTTGTTTCTGAGACCTGTTCAAAGTTGAATGTGTTTGAGTAGTCCCGTTGATCATCCAGTTCAACATCATAATCCAGCCGCTCCAATATGGGCATGATCTCAGGCAACAGGTTCACATAAGTTGATCCACCCAATTGAAAGTATGCCACCTTACCATCCCAGCGACCCAGTCTCACTGCTGGCAAATAACGTGCGGCAGGGTTTTCGTATTTGAAAGCATTGACCAAGGCCTTGCGAGCATCCAAGTCCAGGCCTTCAATCTTGATGTTTACTTCATCACGTATTTGTATGGTGCATCGTTTCATATGTATTGAGCTAGGTCTGGGAATGTGTTTTTAAAATCTAAATTTCTATATTGATCATGCCGTTGTACAAACTGTTTGAATTGATCAAACAGATTGCTGTTATCTGTGTTCTGCATTAGATTTGACCAGACACGCACATCTTCAATTGTACTTGATTGTAATTTATTTACAATGGCCAACTTGGCCGGAGTTGACCAGACTGAAGGTCTTAACCAAGCAGATGTATGTACCTTGCCCATCCAGGGTCTGGGTAGTCCTTTTTGTTGACACCATGTTACAAATTCTTCTATGTAAAATATATTAAATGCACTCACAGCATGTGCCACACTGAGTTTGATGTTTGACTGTTGCTGTTGTAATTTGAGATATTGTTCGGCATGATTCTCTAATGTATTCCAGTCTGCTGGATATCTTAGATACTCAAATCGATTGTGTATACCATCAATGCTCAACTGCAAATCAATTTCAGCAAAGTGAGTCCATCTATCTAGCCAACTTTGCTCGGGAAAGATGGTGGCATTGGTGGTATAATGAATAGAGATATTTTTTGATTGCCCGGTGTGTATGTAATGATCTAACAATGCTCGATGCTGTTCTATATTGGACAGCATGGGTTCACCGCCGTGCAAGTCTATGTGTATCAAGTTAGGAGCAATGTCAGTAATATTAATGATTAAATCTTTCCGCACACTTTCAATGTTTTGAACTTGTATGCCATACACATCTTTGTATTCCTTGATCCATTTGCTGGATGCAGCCGGACCGCAAATGATACATTTTAAGTTGCAAGTGTTTCCCAGCGCCAAACTGGCTGTCAGCAATGCATTGCTATCTAAATCATATTCGTCATAATGATGTTTCCAACGAGTGTAATCAAGTTGTCGTTTGCTTTCAATGCCGTTTTCTTCTTCTATCTTGCACCGCTCACATCCTGAGGGCCACTCACCTGTTTGAAACTGTTGTTTGATCGTGGACAACATTGCACTTTGCCGGTAGTCATCTATGGTGTGATGCTGTATGTTAAAAGTCTGTGCATAAGACTGACTTCCAAATTTACAACAAGGCAGTATCTCCCCAGTGGGCAGTATTTCCAAATTACTCCAAGGTGCAAAACAAAAAGTCATATTATGTGTGTATTGTCGATTATACGTGTATTATACGTGAAATTTTAACTTGTTGCAACCTTGATACTTTTAATGCATTGGTGTTGGGAAATCATTTCTATTATTTGTGACTTTGATTGTGTCATAATCAATTTACCTAAAGTTATACTGCCTAAGCTCAGCTTGGAGTCGTATTTTTTATAACCTTGTCTGTGAAAAAAATCTTGATTTTGTTCAAAATATTTCCATATCAATTGCTCAGTATTTTTCAAATCTTGTGCAGAATCTGAATGGAATCTAACGGTAAAGTCAACACACAAGTGACTTTGTGGTTTGAAAGCATCAGGTGCAATATATTGATCATTGTCGTGCCACAGGTCATACAAGGTTTTACCAATTTCACAATAGTTCAATCTTAAATCTCCCCAGTCCTCCTGCAAGGTGAACAATTCAAATTCATTATCTTCTATTAGGTCTCGGTAAGGTTTGTATTTCCAAGTTGCAACAAATCTTGGAAAAGCGTTTAATGTTTCGTAACGATGAATCCAAATATTCAAATCACCCAAGGCATCTTGTACCGCAACTGGAGCCTTAGAAAAAAATTCATTGCTGGATTGTTGATCATACAACCCATGATACACTTCAAATATATGATGTAAGTAATTTAGGTCGTCTTGTGTTGGACTGTGTCCAATGGATTTTTGAATTAGCCCAGGAGAATAGTCGTTAATTGTTTGTATCAATCTGCGTAGATGGTCCACCACACGATCATGTGTGTATTCAGAATTTGGAAAGTTATAAAATCTCTTAAGATCATCCCATGGTTGTCCAGCCTCTATAAATAAGTTTAGGTGTTTCAACCACTTGTGTGTTATACTTGTATCTACCAAATCAAAATACAACTCATAGTCAGTTTGATGATTGGTAAGAGTAATAATAATTTTATGCATAATTCTAAAACAATCGAGGTAGCAGTTACACTACAAGGATACTTTTGCAATGACTGGCCGTGTGTGGAGGTTTCTGGGAATAATCATATTTATTATACAGGAACTGTTCAACAAACAC